TTAACTCGTCGCCAGGGCGTTTTCAAGATCCGCCGAGGACAAGCGCTCTGCGTCCTCAAGCAAGCGACGGATAGCCGCCGTCAGGCGCTTTTCGATTTGCCAAGGGTCGGTCATGACGGCTAGCTCCGGCGCCAATTGCGGGGGCATACCCAGCAGCTGATCCCGCAACAAGCGGCCCGCGTTATAGGCCCCGGTTTCCACCGCGATGCGCTCGACCAAGGAGCCTTGCTGCTTGTGAAAATTGGCTTGCTCTTGCAGGGCCAGGTAGTGCTCCCGCAGAGCGCGAGACTTTTGAAAGTCCACCGCCTGCCCGACTTGCGGCACCGCAGGTTCTTTCGCGGTGATTTGAGCTTCCCGTTGAAGGCGAAGCCGTTCGTGGCGGTCCGCGACGGCGGCTTTGCTGGGGTCGGCAGATTCGGCCAATAGTGCTTCGGTGGCTTCCAGCTCTACCTTGCCGTCATCGGTCAGTACCAACCGATTCTGATTAGCCAACTTGGACACATACGATTTAGCCCAGCCACGCCGTGCCGCAAACTCAGTTTTACTGATTACAGTCATGATGGAATGTCCTGTTCACCTATTGAATACGGGGGATTCACCTGTTCACCACTGTTCACTAAGCTGGTGAACTGTCCGCTAACACTTTCCCGCGGGTTTCCGACCCCGTGTGCTTTGAAAGGCCCCAGGGTCCCCAGCGCTATTTGGTGGCCGGGGCTGCAGATCCACCCCGCGTTACTAGTATCTGTTGACGATCTGTTAGATGGAGAGATGTCATGGAAATGATTGCCGTGCGTTCCGACGCAATGACTGCGCATCAGGGTTTGATGACAGCAGCATCCAAAGGCTCCTAGGCTCTGTACGAAATCATCTGAAACTCATTTGAACCCAGCAAGCGTCGGGACTCAGTAAGGTCCGCGTCCATCAAAGGCAGGAGCCCACGATGGCCAAGCGGTACGAACTCCCCGGCGCAGCCTGGGATTTGGTTGCAGACATTTTCAGTGAGCCCCGCCGTAACGGATGCCCACGGGCAGATGATCGGCTGATGCTCAACGGCGTGTTCTGGGTGCTCTGCTCGGACGCTGCTGGCGCGACATGCCCGAGCGCTTCGGCCCGTGGTCGACGGTCTATCAGCGCTTTCGTGACTGGCGCAATCGCGGGACATTCGACCAGATGCTTAAGCGGCTTCACATCAGGTTGAACGAGTAAGGGTTGAAGAAGATTCAGGGGGAATGACTGGCGGTGCCTGGGGCCAATTAAAGTTACTTGCGCACGCACAAACCCGTGGTGAGGGGATTCATCCCCGTTGGGCCGCGAAGCGGCTCTAAAACCGAGGGTGATGAGCTTCACTGCACGGCGTCGTTGCTGATACCCGTTGACTATCCGAAGAACATTTCTCCATGCCGTCTATACTGGTGCACGGAGAAAGATACGGAGTTGACTCTGCTCACAGGGAGCCTATATGGGCGTAGCAAAAGTTGGTCCCAAGACGAAATATCTTCTGGATACAGGGGAGCGTGTCATTTTAGAAATCAGGAATCTACGGAGTAATGGTTCGGGCAATCAACAAGGAAGCGTGGCACATGGTCAGTATGCTCGCGCTAAAAGATTATCTGGCGTAACTGAAGAATTTATTGCTGAATCAAATAAAACCTGGCTCCCGCCCATGAGAACACAATGGCTGAATGGCGCTGGGGATGCCCGCAAGAGCCCAAACGCCAAAGGCATGAAGTTCGTCGGCCAACAAGATTATTTGAATTCAGATCCAACTCATCAAGATGCAGACAATGATGATTTCCCCTCGTCTCGTCCGAAAAGAATATACGAGGTCGTAAAAATAACGGGCGCTGGCGTTTGCGACCACTTGGGAGCAATTGCTTATGCACTGTGCAGGCAATATTTGAGTGGGGAGTATTTCGCCGCCTGGGTCGGAGTCAGCTCGGATCGGGTATGCGACCACACCTTATGCATAACAGGCCCTGTTGCCTCTATTGATAAGATCGGAACGGGCACCACTGATCCATCCAAATGGGTCATCGTTGATGCATGGCCCATCAACGCCAAGGCGGTAAAGTATGAAGATCACTTTTTGCATAAAGATGCAACCAAGCAAATAATTTGGTACATCGTTGCACAAGGGAAAGGAAAACAAGTCTTCAGCCCATCAAAAATGAACCCGGCAGAGTTAGACGCACTGAAGCTATCAATGGCCGCAAATGAAAAGAATGCCCATTACAAACCTGACTATCCAAACTACAACTGCGATGTTCTATGGGATGGCGACACAGACTACGAGTTGGACAACACCATACTTGAGCAATGACCACGGTAGCTTGTCGAATCAATTGACGCCTGGGGCCAAGTAGCGTCGCTGCCGCGCACACAAAACCTTTGACGAGGGGATTTATCCCCGTTGGGCCGCGAAGCGGTCCTAGGCTCTGTACGAAAAGTACTGTCTAAAACACCGCATGGCACAAGCCAGTGAGACCAACGCTGCATAACTTTTTTGCGAGTTTGTCGAAGCGCGTAACATTGGAAAGACGGACATCCCTGCAAAGGTTTCAGCTAGAGAGAATCCGCGAGTTCGATGACCCGTGTAGGGGGCGGCCCTCGGGGAGGACCCGGAAAAATCGGCGCCCTGCCCGGCTCATGCCTTCGGTTCGGCCTGACTGAGGTCCAGCCGCTTGGCGACCCAGCGCTCGTACAAGCCGATGGCGACATCGGCGCCGGCCATCGCGGTCAGGCAACCCAGGGCGCCTGCGGTCCAGATCGACAGGCCCGCACCGAACAGCAACATCATCGCTGACACGCCGCAGACGATGCAGGCGCCGGACCGAAGTGCGAGGCGGCGCAGTAACGCCCAGCCTCGTGCCCCGTCCTTGTCAGCGCGCCACATCTCGCCGGACACGCCGCCCACCAGGGACAGGGCAATCACCAACCAGATCGGCATCTCTGCCAGTGCCTGTTGCTCATTCGTCATTGCCCTGCCCCTTAAACAAAAAGACCCGGCGCATTGGCCGGGTCATGTGGTGGGTTGCCTGCCGCATTCTGCGGTCGCACCCATCGAAGATGGCTCCTTTTTACAGATCGATTCTGCTGGCAGCAAGACCGTTTTAATGCCATCCGGTGAATGTGTGGGTTACACCCGGTGAACGGCTGGCGAATGTGGGTGAATATCTATCCCGGCTGTCTTTTGCTTCGGTGGCGTCCCATGCGTCCCACCTCTCTAAAACTAGGTGGGACGTCTGAAAGACCCGCAGATTGGGGCTTTGCCCCACCGTCCTACTTTTATCTCTCCTTTCTCGTGTAAAGAGAGAAATTTAAAAAGCACGCGTGCGCGTAAACGCGCGTACCTGTACCCGCTACGCACACACGGGCGGGAGGCATGAAAAAGGTGGGACGGTGGGACAGCCCAACAACGACGCGGCCTGCGCCCGTCCCACCACAGCAAAAAGCGGTGGGACGGAGGCAGGCCGGTGGGACGGCGTAAGCCAGAGGGACGCCCACGATCAAGCCGCTTCCCCCAGGAGGAAGTGCTCGACCACGATGTGGGCGTCATGCAGGCGCTGGTAGTAGGTGTTGCGCGTGCAGCCACTTCGCGCCAGACGCGCAGCCAAGGGCGCATCGGGCTGACAGTAGTGCACCTGCACCACCGCCATCAGCTCGGGATCTAGGCGTTTCTTGACGATGCGTTCGATGTCCAGTGACGCCTCCAGCGGCACCCTACTCCCGCGCCTGCCGCGCACCAACTGACCACCGCTTTCCATCATCATCGCGACCATGTTGCCGCCCGAGTAACCGGCCGCCACCTCGTCGCTGTGCAGCTCCTGCGCCCATTGTTTGAGGGCCATATCGATTGCCTTAATCATCGAAGCACGGCTCCTCGAACTCGTCCCGTTGCAGCGCAGGCGCCCTGCCCCAATGCTCTGGTTTTTTGTAGGCCCACGGTCGCTGGCCGCTCTTGCTCAAGGCGCCCAAACGGAACCGTCGCCAGCCAAGCCGGTGCATGATCGCGCCGACGCGCATTTGCTCGGGTTTGCCCCAATGACCCGGATCGAGCTTGAGTGCCTGACTCATCACCTCACTGCCGGTAGCGGTCTCGCCGATCTGCGACTCTTCCAACCAGGTCAGGATTGGCCCTTCCCATTCATCCACGACAAAACGCTGGTCTTGGGCTTCGGCAAACATCGGCGCTTCGTCCGGCGTTACCCACCACAAGTCCCCCGCCTCATAACAGAACACGGCCTCGGCCCAGAGCTGGTCGCGAATCTCGCGCAGCAACGCCACGTCGACCTTGGTACAGGCCACGGGCCAATAACGGCGGTTGCCGGTGGCGTCCTTGAGGTACTCGTCCTGGTTGGTGGTGCCAACGAATACACACTGGCGTGGCACGTCCATGGTTCTGCGGCCGTAGCTCTCGCGGTAGGTGTCGGTCGACGCCGAGAAGAACTGCTTGGCCTTGGTGCTCTCGGCCTTGTTGAAGCTGTCCAGCTCGCCGAGTTCGACAATCCATTTGCCGCGGATCGCCTGAAAGCCGTCTTTGTCACCGAGGGCAAACGGCGTGTCCATGAACCACTCGCCGCCGAGCACGCTCATCGCGGTCGATTTACCGGCGCCCTGCGCGCCTTCGAGGATCATCACCGAGTCGGCCTTGCAACCGGGTTTCATCACCCGCGCCACCGCCGAGATCATCCAGCGTTTTCCGACCTTCGCGGTGTAGTCACAGGCCGGTACACCCATCACGTCGGTTAGCCAAGCTTCGAGGCGTGGCACGCGGTCCCACTCCAGCTTTTTCAGGTACTCACGCACGGGGTGAAACGCGTGGTCGTGAGCCACGACACTGACGGCCTCGATCACCTGCGAGGACTTCACACGCAGGTTGTACTGCTGCGCGAGCCACTTCATTACGCGCACGTCATCGATGTCGGCCCACTCACCGGTACCGCCGCCATACGGGGCGGCACGCAGCTTGACGATCTTCGAGCTGAAGGCGCTGTAGCTGATCACCCCAGCCCAGCGCTCATCGTGAGCGAGGATCAGTTCGACATTCTGCATGTGCGCGATCAGGGCGCCGCTCTCACTGCGGGCGAGCTGATCTTTCCAGCCACCGGCAGCCGGTGGACGCACCACGGCCAGCACCTGACGGCGCACCGCGTCCAAACCTTCGGCGACGTGAAGGTCGTTGAAGTCGGTCCACTTGTCTTGTCGCTCAACGGAGAAGATCGGCGCGACCACCTGGGCGCCGACGATCAAGGCGGCGTTGCTGGCTTTCTCTTCACCTGGGTTCCAGGCATCGCCGTTTGGCTTGGTGGTCTTCCAGTCATCGTCGCGGCAGATGATCAACGGGCAGCCGGCGAAGCGCTCGCGCATGGCCTTGCACACGGCCAACAGGTTGCCCGCATCGAAGGCCACCGCCACGGCGAGCGACGTCGCCATGTGCAGGCTGGCGCCGGTGGCGTAGCCCTCACACACCAGTACGGGTTCGCCCGGCTCCGGGTGTGGACCGAGCAAGTGGAACGCGCCCTCCTTCGCCATCCCGTACGGCCAGTAGGATTTGTCGCGGCCGGTGTCTTCCTGCTTGTTCGGGAAGATCACCTGCAGGCCCATGATCTGGTCGCGAGCATTGTTCATCGGCACCAGCACGGCGCCGGTGCGCGTCGCGTAACGGACCTTGATGCCGACGATCTGCTTGCGGTCCAGATAGTCGCTGCGCCCGGTGGTCGGCATGCGCTCAAACAAACCCTGCGCCCTTTTCGCGGCCCGCCGCGCAGCGTTATTCGCGATTTCCGCGGCGCGGCGCTTGGCTTCTTCCTGGCGGGCGCGCATCACTTCGCGCTCTTCCGACGACATGCGTCCGGCCTTGACCTTGATCTTCTGTGTCTCACCGGAGCGCCAGTCACCGAAGGCGCCAAAGATCAGGGTGTCGCCCTTCTCCGTGCGCTGCTCGTGAACGACGTACCAGCCGTTCTTCTCCTTGCCCTTGTCCTGCGACGTCTTGCAGCGGGTCAGCTTGCCGAACACCAGCGGCTGCGCCGGCTCCAGTCCGTAGTCGGCGAATTGCCCCAATACCTCATCGAGCATGACGAATCCCCCGCTCAGAGAGAGATTGGCAACTGATGCACTGCGAGCAACCTGGTTGGGCCAGGCGGCGGGCTTCCGGAATTGGATCGTCACAGGCTTCACAGAACAGCAAGGAATGGGCAGAGCTTTCGGCCTTGGCAGCGCTGCGCGCGGCCATGGCCTGATCGATGCGTTCCTGCACCAGGTCGTTGGCGAAATCGGCGATGTCAGCCACGGTCGGCACCTCGCGTCGTCTGGTTGACGTAGGTGGCGCGGTTGAACAAGCCCAGCAGCCCTTGAATGCCACGGAACACCTGCAGGCGAATCGCCGCCAGTTCCTGATCGGTGACGACGCCATCACCGATGCTCTTGGCCCAGGTCTCGGCCAGGTCGGCGACCTGCCGGAAGTATTCGGCGATACCCGTGGTCAGGGTCTCGGGCATGTCGTTGGTGTAGGTCTCGGCTAGCTCCTGCCAGATCGTGTCGCCGACCAGCGCATGCACTGCATCAAGAATGCGGCGATCCTTGGTCAGTTCGAGGATCTCACCGAACTCCTGAATATTGATGGAGTGACTCGGATGGGTCGGAGACAGTTTGTGCTGCAGCGTGGTCGGGTTGCGACCGGTGGTGGCTGCAATGGCAGCGGCACCGCCCGGGTAATCGCGAGCGGCGTGGTACAGCGCTAAATCGAGCGGCAGGATTTCCCGCTGCGCCCGTTCCAGAGAACTGAG